TTACATGCTCATGCATGTACTTGAGTTTTCTTTGCTCCCCCTCAACTCCTTACTCCCAGAACGACCCTACTCATAAGGCTCTGATGGCAGAGCAAAGAAAACTCAAGTACATGCATGAGCATGTAAGTATGAAGAATACCGATTTCGACACTGAACTCGGATTTATTAGAAGCCACATTGCAAAAGGAACTGATAGGGGTCTCATGCTTAAGCCTTTGACTGAGGATGACATACTTGATTTGGCAAAAAGAGTTACAACCGAACAAAATGTTAATGCTGACACTTTTGCGGCAACCAAAATTAAACAGGACAAAGAATTTCCTACTTCAAGAAGACAAGAAATCACCGATAAGTATCTTAAGAAATACAAGGTAACCTCTATTACTAAACTTGACGCAAAGCAAAACAAGGCTTTGGCTGATGAGTTGGATGCTTTCCAAGCCGCTAGAGATAAGGCTGGAAGAAACCCAATGAAGGAATATCAAAAGGGTGTAGAACACAAACTTAGGGTTGCTGAATTTAAACAAGAACTTCTTTCAGTTGCTCCCCACGAAAGGGCAAAGTTTATTGAAGATTTTAAGAAAAACGCTGAATTAACTCGTGGACCAAAGGCACTTAGTGTTGCCCACATGGACGATGAAGGTGTAAAAAAAGCAACTGCAAATGCCATTGCTGATGTTAAGGCTGAACTTGAAGCGATGGATGAAGCCGCAAAAACTTACAAATCTCCTAATGACTCGTTCACTGGAGAAAGTAAAGTTGAAGTTGCTGTCAGAAAAGCCAAGGCGGGTCTTGGCAACGCTACTGAAAAAACAAAAAAGGTTGGTGGTGCTGTCGGTGGTGCAGTAAAAAAGACTGTTTCTGCTGTAATTCCAGGAACTGGACCTGCAACTTCTACTCCGTCTCCTGTTGTGAGACCTACGGCTAACGCTCCGATTGTTGCTCCTGTCGCTCCTAAACCTGCGACTCCTGTTCCCGCTGGACTGCCGCCTCCTCCGAGTGCGGCTAATCCTCCGCTGACTGCGGCTCCTGCGGCTAGTACTCCTCCTGCTGGATTTTCTGGTACTACTGCAAGAGAAGGTGGTGGTACGATTTCAATGCCAGCCGCTGACGATGCACAGTCTCAACTCGCAAGACTTAATGGTCGTGGTGGCGTTTCTGGAGTTTCTAGAGATGGCATCCAAGTTGAAGAAACGACTGAAGAGTTTCTCGCAAGAACTAGAGGTACTGGAAAAGAAGGCGTTCACAAAGTTAACAAAAAGGCCATGCCGAATGCTTCGTATGAGCCTACGGTTAGAGTGGAAACTCAGCCTGTTGACCCTGCTGTTACTGCTAGAAATGCTACGAGAAGAGCACAACTTGAACTACAGGCAAAAACTGGAAAGTTGCCTCCTGCTTCTGGAGCGTTGGTTAGAGCAGAAGAAGGCTCGCTCCTTAATATTGCAAAAAGACAGTTGCCTACTGTTTTCAAGGTCGTAGATGCCTTTAGAAACATTGGCGAGAATCAGACCGTTGAACAAAAAGCCGCTTCCGCAAAATGGGTTGCTGAACAGAAGGTTAAGGCTGACGCAAAGGCCGCACTGGAAAATTTGGACAAAAACCCTGTAGCGGTTAAGCCAGAAAAGGTCTTTTATAATCCTCAGAGCGGAAGAAGTGGTATTGTAAGCCCAGAAGCGACTCCAGCACAGGGAAGAGCAATCATGTCTTCTTTTGGAGATAGACTTACCAAGACTTTGTATTCGGACATTCTTCCGTATGCAAGTGGAGAACCGATGAAGGCAGAAATTGCTAAATTGTTTGGCGAAGGTGCGACCCAGCGTTCTTTCCTAGAAAGAGCACTCAAAAGAAGTGGAAGATTTACGCCAGAAGAGATTCAAGTTGCTTGGAGAAGCATCATGAACAACCCCGATGCAATGGCAAGGTTGACTCCCGCAATCGGTCATCTTCCTGCCGAAGGCCAGCCGCTTCCCAATCAGCCGCTTCAGTCTGGTGGTGCTCCTAAGCCATTCCCGCAACGCCCGACTGGAAACAGTCTTCCAAAGGTTACTCCTGTTGAGCAAACCGCCAGAGATAGACTTGCGGCCCAAAGACAGTTGCAAGCAGAAGCACAGGCAAGAGCAGTTGCAGAAGCACAGGCGGCTCAAGATGCTGAACTTCTTAGAATTGCGGCTGAAGAAAAAGCCGCATTTGACCAGTTGAAGCATGACAGACTTGTTGCCGCCGCCAGTGCCAAAGAGCGACAGGCACTTATCGATGACATTAAGGCAAGGTCTCCCGCTGGAGATGAAGATGCTTGGAAGGGAACTCCTTGGGCAAACAAGTCTGCTCCGATGGATAGAGGAAATTCTGCCACCCCAGATTACAGGGCACAACTTGTAAAGGCACAGCAGAAGAACATTAGAAACCTAAACAAGGATACTACTCTTATTAACAGTGATGAGTATAAGTACAACAAGTGGCTTAGGGCCAGAGAAATCCTTGAGTCTGAAGCGACAAGGGCAAACGCAGGAAAACCTAGACAATTTGCTCGTCCTAATTTCCCTGCTGTTAGAAATCCGAACTCAATGATGCCTACGCTTGAAGCAGTTGCACCTACTCTTCGTGGTCTTGGACAAGCGGCAAGAACTACTGGTGTAGTTGCTGGTGCTGTGCTTACCCCGCTCCAGATTTACGACCAGATTAAGGATGCAAATAATCCAGACCAGTTTATTTCTTCTTACAGAGGCTCTGACCCTCTAAGTTTGAGACCGTGGATGGACCTTGGTCTTGATTCTTTTACCGATGGTATTGGACCAGCCCTTGAAAAGTATAAGCGTGTTGTTAATGACCCAAGATATATTGAGATGAATCCCATCTCTAGCATTGGTGGACAGGCTGTTCGTGGAAACACGGAATACCTTAAGTCCTTCCTTAATAATCTAGGTTACTACGGAAGCGGAAGTGGTTGGTTTGATATTGGCGGTCCGTCTTCTCCTCCTCCGATGCCTCCTAGTGAAGGTTATTAATGGAAAATGACCTAGATTCATACAAGCCGACCAAGCATCCAGTAGTTAAACTACCCGATGTTAAGGCTCTTGTTGAGAAACTAGGCGTTGATAAAGCCATTGAGGTACTCCAATTGCGTGAGGATAAGATTCTGGCTGAAAAGTTAGACCCTTATCGTCACGGCTTTGAACCTTGGCACTGGAAAAAGGCTGACGAAATTATTGACAAAAAGCAGGAGATTCTGGTGCTTGGCGGCAATCGTGCTGGCAAAACGGAGTGGGCGGCTAAACGGTTGGTCCAGACTTTGGTCTCAAAAGACAGGGCAATGGTCTGGTGTTTGCACACGACTCACCAGTCCAGTATCCAAATGCAACAGAATGTTGTCTATAAGTACCTGCCGCCCGAACTGAAAATTGCAAAAAAGACCAAGGTTACTAACATTTCTTACTCTCAGAAGAACGGATTCTCAGACAACACCTTCATTTTGCCAAACGGCTCTCAGTGCGTATTCATGAACTACGCCCAGAAAAAAGATGTTATTGAAGGTGGCGAATGTGACCTTATTTGGTGCGATGAACTTGTGCCGCTGGACTGGATTGACACCCTCCGATACCGTGTTGTTACCCGAAGAGGCAAGTTGATTACGACTTTTACGCCAATCCAAGGTTATTCACAGGTTGTTAAAGACTATGTTGCTGGCTGTAAAATCACTGACCAGTTAAGAGCAGACCTTTTGGACGCAAATTCGGTGCATGTTAACGGATGTAAGAAGGGAATGATGCCTTTTACTGCCGATTGTCACCGTTCCAATGCAGGAATTGCATGGTTTCACTCAATTCTCAATGTTTACTCTCCTTTTGACGAAATGCGTAAGACGCTTTCTGGGAGAAATAACCACGAGATTAAGATTCGTGCCTACGGTTTTGCAGAAAACACGGTTGGGTCTCAATTTCCAAGATTTGGTGACCATTCTATTGTAGAACACGACTCGATTCCCGCTGAAGGGACTAACTACATGGTTGTTGACCCCGCTGGAGCCAGAAACTGGTTCATGCTTTGGCTTAGAGTCGCAAAAGACGGCAATATGTTCGTTTATCGTGAATTCCCAGACATGTCTTTTGGCGAATGGGCACTTGCCTCTGATAAGCCAGACGGAAAAGAAGGCATTGCTCAACGAAACGGTGCTGGAATGGGTCTTGACGAGATTAAATCGACTATTCGCAGACTTGAAGGTGAGGAAGAGATTTCTGAGCGTTACATTGACCCTCGTGCAGGGGCTACACAGGCAGTTGGCAAGGATGGAGGCACTTCCCTTATTGAGTTGCTTGATGATAGCGTAGACCCTATGTATTTTGCTCCTGCCGCAGGGGTAGCCATTGAACAAGGAGTTGCAATTATCAACGACTGGTTCTCTTATGACCTAAGTCAGCCAATCTCTCCGATTAACCAACCTAAACTTTATATTTCCAAAAACTGTCAAAACCTAATTTACTGCCTAAAGGAGTGGACTGGTGCAGACGGAGAAAAAGGAGCAACAAAAGACCCCATCGACTGCCTCCGATATCTTGCCGTTATGTCACCAGTCCACCTTGGCTCAGATTATAACCCAGTTGGGAAACCCTTTATATACTAATGAATATTTACTCTCCTTCAATGAACTCCAATGGAGACCCGCTTGTAAACGCAAGTGAAAAGCCAGACATCATCTCTCTCTACGCAGAGTTGCAGAGATGCTTCAACCATGGGGCTAACGCTTCTGAACTTGTTGCTAACGATGACCTCCGTTATTGCCGCTGGGACGGTCAGTCTGTTGATGGTAGAAAGCATTCTACTGGTAAGCCAGAAGATGAACCCGCTATGCCTTTTGAAGGAGCGTCCGATGTCAGAATCAGACTTATTGACAGAGTCATCAATGAACAGGTGGCGATGCTGATGAATTCTCTAAAGTTGGCTAAGTTTGGCGTTTCTGGAATCTCTTCTGAAGATGGCCCTCAAGCCGCCGCCATTGCTACGCTAGTTGAGTACATTACTGGCAATAGACTCCGCTCCGAAATCCGCAGAGAGGTCGAACTTTTCTGCCAGTACGGAAATCAGTACGGTTGGTCTGCGATGCATGTTGGCTGGGACCAGCAGACTGGTCTTAGAGAACAGACGATTAACATCAGCCAGATTGTTGATTTGGCTAGTGCGGCCCAACAGGAGGGACAAGACCCTTTGACCGCTGGTCTTCCTCAGTACATCATGAACCCAGAGTCTGAAGACTTTGCGGTTTCGTTGCTTGCTGAAAGACTTCCCACCTACAAGGAAAAGGACATTCGCAAGTTGGTGCGTGACCTAAGAACCTTTGGTGTGGCCTCTACCTTTGAAGAAACGATTATCAAGAACCTCCCAAGCATTACCGCTCTTAAGCCGTTTGATGAAATCAGTTTCCCCCCAGAAACTATTGAGTTCCAAAAGGCACGAGTAGTCTTCCGAAGACTCTTCATGACTGAAGTCGAACTTAGGTCTATGGAGCGTAATGACGGATGGGATATTGAAGCGATTGAAGAAGCGATTAACTCTGCTGGCAAGATGTCTTGGTATAATGACCCCAACATTGTCCCTCGCTCTAATACGCTTAACACTTTTGAGTTCCGTGGAAATCACATGATTGAGGTGACCTACGCTTACACTCGCCAAATGAACGAGGACGGAACGCCTCACATTTATTACACCGCATTTTGCCCGAACGCATCTTCTAGCAGTTACTTCAAGCACGAGAAACTTGGCTATGCCCACGGTGAGTATCCGTTTATCGTTTATCGCAGAGAGAACCTCAGAAAGAATGTTGCTGAGTCTAGAGGTATCCCAGAAATTCTGATGACCGAACAGTATGAACTGAAAGGTCAGCATGATGCCCAGCGTGACAGAACTGCGTTTGAAACCGTTCCTCCCATTATGGTGAAGAGACGGATTCAAGGTATTGGTCGCATTGGCCCTGCCCAGCAACTTCCTGTTACCAGCCCAGATGACTACAAGTTCATGGACCCGCCTCGTGGAACGGTTGGTCTTAGCGAAATGGTGATTGCACAGGTTGAGTCCAATGTCTCTAGATATTTTGGCCTTACTTCTGGCATGGCAGACCCCAAAGACCCTGCTCCGTATGCACAGATGCTCCAGCAGGTTGCTACCGATAACTTCCTTAACTCTGTTACGGACATTTACCGTCAGATGCTTCAGTTGAGCCTTCAGTACATGGCCCCCGAAGAAGTCGAACGAATCACGATGATTCCAATTGCCCAGAATATGTCGGACATTGCGAACATGTATGATTTCCAACTCAAATTCGACATTAGGAACATGTATGTCGATTTCGTCATGGAAAAGTTGACGGCTATTACCAACTCAGTGCTCCCCCTTGATACTGGTGGAGTTATTGACAAAAACAAGTTGGTGGCAAAGGCTCTTGAGGCTATTGCCCCCGATATGGCGAAGGAACTCATTATTGACCAGACCTCTGCCTCTCAGAAGATGTACCGTGATGTCCAGACCGACATTGCCCTTATGATTCTTGGCAACGAGCCGCAGTATGTCGAAAACGACCCCACGGCCCAGACCAAGATGCAGTATGTGCAGGAAATCATGCAAAAGAACCCTGTAGCCGCCCAGCAACAGCAGTCGAACCAGACCTTCCAGATGATTTTCCAGAATTATGTCAAAAACCTTCAAATGTCTATTATGCAACAGCAGAATAAGCAGATTGGTCGTATTGGCGTAACCCCTGTGGCTGATAAACTCCAGCAGGAAGCCCAAGGTATGGGTGGACCGCAGGGAGTTCAGCAGACTCAGCAGATGCAACCCCAAGCCCCCCTAAATGCTTAAGTATAACCAAGAAGCCTTTGGTTTTGAGGGCAAAAGCGATGTCTGGGACCAGTTTATGGTTATTCTTGACTTAAACATTAAAGCGGAGACCGAAGAGGCTATTTCTCTTGATGTAAACGGTGAAACCCGCATTTATGCCTGTGGTCGTGCTTCTGCCGTCAAAGACCTTAAGCGTCTTATGCTAGAAGAGCGAAAAGCGGCCCTTGATAAGAAGAATATAAATTGGACGAATGACGAAGAATTAAATTCGCTTTAATAGCCTTGACTCTTATTAAAGAGAAGGCACAGTAACCTTGTTTTCCTTGTTTTCTCAAAACATTGTAAAGTCAAAGCAGACTTGAGAGTGCTTACAAAATAATCTCATGAACCCAGAAGAATACGGTGAGGACGAAAACACCGAGTCGCAAGACGAACAAGTTGTCAATAAGGAAATCGGACCCTTAACACAGGAACGCCTTGCGGATATTCTCCGTAGGGATTTTGACTCCACCGAGCAAAGTCAAACGGACACCACCGAGTCCGATAGTAATCAAGTGGAAGACCAGACAAGGGACGGTGAGCCTAGTGCCACCGAAACGGAAGATGGCAACGAGGTTCATTCACAAGACGAAGATAATGAAGAGGACAGGGGTCTTTCTAGAGGTGTAAAGAAGCGTATTGATAAGTTGGTCTCCAAGCGTAGGGAAGCCGAAGCCGAGATTGCCAAACTCAAGACGGAACTTGAAACCGCTAGAAATCAGAAGCCAACATCTGAACCCGCTGTGTCAATCAAGGATAGTCCGTACTCTCATATTAACACTCCCGCAGAAATCGAGAACGAAGTTTCTCAGGCGAGGTCTGTTCGTAGATGGTGCGAAGAACATTCTGAAGGATACACGGTCACGGATGCCAGCGGTAATGACACCTACTATAGCCCAGAGGATGTAAAGCAAATCAAGTTAAACGCAATTGATGCACTTGAAGAGCACCTTCCGAAGCGGATGCAGTATGTCAAAGCCAAGGACAACTTTGAAAGCCTTGCCGAAAAAGAGTATGGTATTGTTTGGAAGAAGGATGTGGACACGAGAGAGAAGCAAATCGCTTATCAGTTCTTGAAAGCATTCCCAGAGATTACCAGATTCCCCGATTACAAGATGGTTATTGGTGACTACATTGCTGGTGTTAAAGCCAGAGAAGGTAAGTCCCCTAAGCAGATTGCAAAGGCTCCTCATAATCCCCGCTCCAGTGGGTCGGCTCCTATTAAATCCTCCAGTGCGAACAGACTGAAGGATGCCGAAAATCGCTACAAGGCCAATGGCTCTGGCGATGACCTTAAGGAAATCCTGCTCAAAAAGTTCCTATAACATTATGGCTATTCTAACCGAACCTAATATCACTTCTGGTAAGCGAGAAGACCTCGCTGACCTCATTGCTCTCGTTGATGCACGAGACACCCCCTTCACCTCGATGGCGAAGAAGGGTTCTAAACCTGGAAATACGCATTTCCGCTGGCAGGTTGACCAACTTCCTGCGACCAAGACTGGTGGCATCGTTGACGGTACTGATGTGGATGTCTCGACTGATGTTGAGAACTATGTCAAGGACACCGTTGGCGGTA